GCCTATTATAATAATGCAGTAACAATAGATGGTAGTTCAGTCACACCTAAATATCAAGGTGGCACAGCATGGACAGCAGGTAACGCTTCTAGTATAGATGCTTACTCATATACTATTGTTAAAACAGGTTCAGCAACCTTCACAGTATTTGCAGCTCAAACACAATTCAAATAGGAATTAGTTAATGTCATTATTGTCAAGACTAGCAGTCCAAGCCGCAAGAGCTTATGGTGTTCTATCATCTAAAAATACCAATGTTTCTGCTTCTTATCTTGTTGTAGCTGGTGGTGGTGGTGGTGGTGGCAACTTAAATGGTCTTAATGGGACTTCTGGTGGTGGTGGTGCTGGTGGCTATAGAACATCTGCTGGCACTTCTGGTGGTGGAGCAAGTGCAGAGTCTGCATTAACATTATCTACTCTTAATACATATACAGTAACAGTTGGTGCTGGCGGTGCTGGAATAACAAATTGTAATGTTAAAGGAGCGCAAGGTTCTAATTCAGTTTTTTCTACCATTACTTCAGCTGGTGGAGGTGGTGGTGCTGCAAATGCGGCAGGGGAAAATGATGGTGTTAATGGTGGCTCAGGTGGTGGTGCTGTTGGTAACGGAACAAAAGGAAATGGAACATCAAATCAAGGATATGATGGTGGTGTAGCAAATGGAACAAACGGCGGAGGTGGTGGAGGTGGAGCTTCAGCAGTAGGCGGAAATGGGACTAATTCAGTTTCTGGAAATGGTGGTGGTGGTGTTGCATCATCTATATCAGGTTCATCCGTTACTTATGCTGGTGGTGGAGGTGCTGGTGGTAGTAATAGCGTTACTAGAGGAACTGGTGGCTCAGGTGGCGGTGGTAATGGTGGTCCATTTAAAACAAGTGGTTCATCTGGAACTGCAAATACAGGCGGTGGTGGTGGTGGAATGGGCGCTTCTGATACTACTACAGGTTTTTCAAATGGCTCAGGCGGTTCAGGCATAGTCATCATATCTTACGCATCTGCTACACCTAAATTCACAGGTGGCACAATTACTACTTCAGGTGGTAACCAAATACATACATTTACAGCTTCAGGTTCATTAGTCCCTGCTACAGCAGTTACAGCTAGTTATCTAGTAGTGGCTGGTGGTGGTTCAGGAGGCTCAAGTGCAGGAGCTGTAGGTGATAGTTCTGGTGGAGGCGGTGCTGGTGGTCTTTTAACAGGCTCTACTACACTTTACTATCCTGCTACATACACAATTACTGTTGGTGCTGGTGGAGTAGGGCCTGTAACAAATTCTACTGGAGTTAGTGGTTCAAATTCAGTAATTTCAGGCACAGGTCTTACAACATTAACTTCTACAGGTGGCGGTGGTGGTGGAGGTTGTGGTGCTAATGGTAATGGTAGGAATGGCGGTTCTGGTGGTGGTAGCAGTAGTGTTGGCGGTGCTATAGGCACAGCAGGAACAGGCACAAGTGGTCAAGGAAATAATGGCGGAACAGGGTCTAATAGCGGACCAAACCTTCCAGGCGGTGGTGGAGGTGGAGCTTCTGCTGTTGGAGGAAATGCAACTGGAAGTAATGCTGGCACAGGTGGAAATGGAACTGCATCATCCATATCAGGTTCATCCGTAACTTACGCTGGCGGTGGTGGCGGTGGCGGATATTTGGCAGGTGCTGCAAGTGGTGGTACAGGTGGTGGAGGTGCTGGAGGTAATACTGCTGTTGGAACTGCTGGAACTGTTAACACAGGTGGCGGAGGTGGAGGCGGTGGTATTGGTGCAAGTGCAACTGTATATGCAGGTGGTAATGGCGGTAGCGGAACAGTTATCATCTCATACGCTGGCTCACAAGTATTTATAGGCGGAACTGTAACATCATCAGGTGGAAACACAATACATACATTTACAAGCTCTGGTAGTTTAGTAGCTACATTTGAATATTTGGTAGTAGCAGGTGGTGGAGGCGGAGCTGGTCAAATTGGTGGTGCTGGCGGAGCTGGAGGTTTATTAACTTCTACTGCAACTTTAAATACAGGTGTTACATATACAATTACTGTAGGTGCTGGTGGAACAGGTGGGTCGGGAGCATCTGATGGAACACAAGGTTCTGATTCTGTTTTATCAGGAACAGGTCTAACTACTATTACTTCTATTGGTGGTGGTCTTGGAAAATTTACTCAAGGAGTAGCAGGAGGCACAGGCGGTTCAGGCGGTGGTGGTCGTAATGTAGCAGGAACTTCAGGAACTGCTGGGCAAGGCAACGCTGCTGGAACAGGCGGTGCAAATTCAGGTGGCGGTGGTGGTGGTGCAGGAGCTGTAGGCGGTAATGGTTCAGTAAATACTGGCGGTAATGGTGGTAATGGAAGTGCATCTTCTATTTCAGGTTCATCAGTCACTTACGCAGGTGGTGGTGGAGGTGGTGGATATGTAGATTTAGGTGGCGTAGCTTCATCAGGAGGAACAGGTGGAGGAGGTAGTGGCTCAGCAAATACAACCACAGCAGGTTCAGGAACTGCTAATACAGGTGGCGGTGGTGGTGGCGGCGGATATGCTGCTCCAACAGCTGGCAATGGTGGTGGTGGAGGTTCAGGTGTTGTAATACTTAAAATACCAACTGGAAAATATACAGGTAACACAACAGGTTCACCTACAGTTACAACATCTGGTAACTTTACAATATTACAGTATAATGCTTCTGGTACTTATGTATCTTAATAAAAGGAAATAATGATGGCACATTTTGCGTGTTTAGAAAACAATGTAGTAAAACAAGTAATAGTAGTATCTAATCAAGACATTCTTGATGAAAATGGACAAGAGTCAGAACAAAAAGGAATAGACTTTTGCTCTAATCTTTTAGGTGGCACTTGGAAACAAACATCTTATAACGGCAATATTCGTAAGAATTATGCTGGTGTTGGGTATACTTATGACGAAGGTCGTGATGCTTTCATTCCTCCTAAACCATTTAACTCATGGTTATTAGATGAAGATACTTGCCAATGGAAAGCACCTGTTGATTATCCTACAGACGATAAAAGATATACATGGAATGAAGCAACAACTTCTTGGGTTGAAGTAGCAGAATAATGTTTGGCATAACCGCATTTGCTGAAACCTCCTTCAGCACACTAGGTAAGATAGGAGGCATAGTATTAGCCTCTGCTCAAGTAGATGGAAATGCAATTGTTACTGCTAATGCTAATGCGATAAAACCATTTAGTGCTGCTATTACAGCAGACGCAACAGTTACAAGTGATGCAACAAGAATAAGATTAAATACTGGTTCTATAAACGGAACTGCTAATGTAAGTGCTGTTTACTTACGCATAAGAAATGCTGTAGGTTCTATTACAGGTAACGCTACTGTAACTGCACTAGGTTCGTTTGAGATTGCAGGTTCAGCAAGTATTACAGCCAATGGCACAGTAGAGCTTAATTATGTAGTGATTAGAACAAACTCTGCAAGCATTACAGGCATAACAACTGTATCTTGTTTAGGTGGTTACGAAGTAAGTGGTAATGGACACATAGTCGCTAATGCTAGTGTCTATTGTCTAGGTGGTATTATCACAGGTGCAAGTGCATCTATTACACCTATAGCCACAGTTACAGCAAACGGAATTATACAAGGTGAAGGATGGACACCTGTCACACCATCTTCAGATACATGGACACCATCATCAGCAAGTTCAGATACATGGACAACAATTTCACCATCATCAGATACATGGCTTAGACAAGGATAAAACATGGCAAAAACCAAAATTTCAGAATTTAGCACAACAGCAGCAGATAATACAGATATAACCAATATTAATATTGCTGAAGGTTGTTCACCAGCTAACTTAAACAACGCTGTTCGTAGCTTAATGGCATTACTAAAAGACCAGCAAACAGGTTCTAGTGGTGACCCATTTACAGTAGCAGGTACATTAGTATCTTCAGGTCAAGTTGACATTACAGGTGCATTTAGACTAGACGGAACTGCAGGTGCTAGTGGTCAAGTATTGTTATCAGCAGGTGGCAGTAATACACCTACATGGGGTAATGCGTTTGTAGCTGGTATGATAATGCTATGGTCAGGTTCATCTGCTTCTATTCCTAGTGGATGGTTATTATGTGATGGTTCAAGTTCTACACCAGACTTACGCAATCGTTTTGTAGTAGGTGCTACATCTACTTATGCTGTAGGTGCAACAGGTGGTAGTGCAGATGCTATAGTCGTATCTCATACACATACTGCAACTTCTACAGTTACAGACTCAGGTCACTCACACGCACTAACAAATTATGGTTCTGCTCAAGCTGGTGAGGATAATGGTGGTGCGCCAGTTATGGCTAGTACAGGATATGGTACAGGAAGAAATCCAAATCCTACAAATACAGCAACAACAGGTATTACAGTTGCTACAACAAATGCTTCTTCTGGTTCTAGTGGCACTAATGCTAACTTGCCACCATACTATGCCCTTTGCTACATTATGAAGGCTTAATATGCCAACACAACGCATAGCTTTTAAAGACTGGTTACCTGACCAACCCAGCATATTAGATACAGTATCAGAAGCTAACAACGTTATTCCTTTAGCTGTAGGATATGGTCCATTTAAGTCAGCAGTAACATTTTCAGGTGCAGCTTCAGAAGACTTGAATAATTGCTTTGCTGCTAAACTAGACAATGATGTATTTATCTTTGCTGGTGGTGCTACTAAACTATTTAAAGTAGATAATGGTGACTTATCTCTAGTAGACGAGTCTAAAGCAGGTGGTTATACAGGCACAAATAGATGGCAATTCTTACAGTTTGGTAGTCTTGCAATTGCATCTAATGGCTCTGAAAAAATACAGTCTTTTGACGTAAACAGCTCTACAGCATTTGCAGATGTAAGTTCAGATGCACCTATCGCTAAATACATTACAGCAGTTCGTGACTTTGTAGTTGCAGGTAATATTGGTGCAGGTACATCACCTAGTAAAGTACAATGGTCAGGTATCAATGACGCAAGCACTTGGACTACTACAGCAACATCTCAAAGTGACTATCAAATTATTCCTGACGGTGGCGATATAACCGGTGTCGTAGGTGGTGAGTTTGGTATTGTATTTTTAGAAAAAGCCATTGTCAGAATGTCATATATTGGCACACCGCTTATATTCCAATTTGACACTATCTCTCGTAACGTAGGATGTATAGAAGGTAACTCTATTGCACAATACTCAGGCACAGCTTACTTCTTATCAGATGACGGATTCTATGCTACTAATGGTCAAACACTAACAGGTATAGGTTCAGAAAAAGTAGATAGATACTTCTTTAACAATGCTAACATTGGTGATATTGACTCTATATCAGCAGCAGTAGACCCTGAACGTAACTTAGTTATTTGGAATTATGCTAACGTTTCCGGTTCTCGTTCACTACTTATCTATAACTTTGAAACACAAAAATGGTGTGAAGCAGATACAGATGTAGACTATTTATCTACACTAGCTACTCCAGGTGCAACATTAGATGGTCTTGATGCTGCTTACAATATT